TAATACTATTATTATGAATATTTTAGAAATAAAACAACCATTATCTTTACAAACATTATGTAAATTCTCGGTCATTAATGATCTAAAACTAGACCCACAAAGTTTAGTAGATAATAGAATTATACCTTCTTGTATTACATTTTAAGTTAGTAATAAAAAATAATAATAATAATAATAATAATAATAATAATAATAATAATAATAATAATAATAATAATAATAATAATAATAATATGTAATTTATTTTACATTTTTTTATGTTAAAAACATTATTGATAACATAATATGTAAATCACTTTTTAAAATTGATTTAAGATTTATAATAATATGATTAATATTAAATAATAATTATTAAATAAATAAAAATAATAATTTTATATATTATATAAATATGAGTTTAATTAAAAACTATCAAAAACCATTTATAAAATGGGTTGGTGGGAAAACACAAATAATAGACGAAATCGTTAAAATAATTCCAACTCAAATGGAAAATTATTATGAAGTATTTTTAGGAGGTGGTAGTGTTTTACTTGCTTTATTAACATTACAAAAAGAAAATAAAATAAAGATTAAAAAAAATATATACGCATATGATTTGAATTCTTCCCTAATAAATGTATATAAACATATACAAAACGAAAAAACTAATTTATTTAAAAAAATTAATAAGTATAAAAAAGAATATGATAAAATTGATGGTATAATTATAAATAGGAATCCAAAAACTAAAAAAGATGCGTTATCTTCAAAGGAAAGTTATTATTATTGGGTTCGTAATAAGTTCAATAAAATGGATAAAAATAAAGTTGAATATTCTGCTATATTTATATTTTTAAATAAAACAGGTTTTAGAGGTCTTTATCGAGAAGGTCCTAATGGATTTAATGTTCCATATGGGCATTATAAGACTACGCCTAATATTATTACAAAAGATGAATTATATAAAATAAGTGATTTAATAAAAGATGTTAAATTTATGTGTAGTGATTTCAATGATTCATTAAAAAATGTTAAAAAGGGTGATTTTGTTTATTTAGACCCACCTTATGCTCCTGAAAAAGAAAATTCATTTGTTTCATATACAAAACAAGGATTTGACTTAGAAAATCATAATAAATTATTTGATTTAGTTGAAAAAATGAATAAGGAAAAAATTAAGTTCGCAATGAGTAATGCTAAAGTTGAAATTGTAGAAGATAAGTTTCCCACTAATGAATACAAAATATTGGAAATAATAGTAAAAAGGTCTATTAATTCAAAAAATCCAGCATCTAAAACTAAGGAATTAATAATTTATAACTTGTAATTTATAACTTGTAATTTATAACTTGTAATTTATAACTTGTAATTTATAACTTGTAATATAATTTATTATATCATTTTTATAATTTTTATTATTACCCCAAAATATTTTACATTTTTTTTCTTGTAAATATTCCAATTCAGTTTGACAATTATTTCTAAACCAATCAGACAAACAATACATATATACTATATTATAATTGATATATATTTTTTTTAAATTCCACATTTTAAATTCATATGTTTGTATTTTTTCACATACAGAACCTGCAACTTTTTGAAATTTTTTTTCAATAATAAATATAATTTTATCTTTTTGATTTATATAACATTCATCAAATCTTTTACAACCATGTCCTAATTTATTTTTTTTATTTATAATATTTTCTATACATTTTGACAAATCTTTTGTGAATATTAATTCAATATTATGTTTGTTAAATTTAATAATTTTATATGATTTTTCTTTTTTAATAATTTCATATTCAGTGGATAAATCTTTTATTATCTCATAAGATAATCCATTCTTATTAGTATTTGCACCTCCTGCCCCTTTTCCTTTATTTATAAGTTTATTAGTTTTACTGATATCTTCTTCCACAACAGAAGGCATTTTCACCAAATTATATTGTAATTTTCATATAATATAGAGTAAATAATTATAATTGTTATTAAATATATTAATTCCAATATAAATCAATTTTGGAATTGTTATACTTAAGACTCGATATTATGGTTAATTTTTATATTGATTAAAAATGGAAAAGTGGGTTTCAGCAGATAATTTGTCTAATCTCGTGGTTATTCCATTGGAAGATACAGAACATACTTTATTACACGAAAACTTTTTACATATTAAAGGAGAAGAACATCGTGGTTTATCAAAATCAGTATTAAAGTATTATCAAAATGTTGCTAGTGTTAAATATGATTTAGTTGAAGAATTACCAATGGGTTCTTATAGTGCGTCATATGATTGGAATATTATGTCAGATTTGAAAGTATCATTAGCAGGAGAAGGTATTGTATATTTTTGTTTTGCTAATAAAAAAATACCATTTACAACTAAATTATTTAAAAAACATAATATTAATGATAGTCCATTACCAACATCAACAATTATATGGTTAAATAGAGATGAACTTCCATATATATTAGTTGATTTAGAAGTTCCAAGTGATGTTGTAATTCAATTTGATAAAATTTATACACCAACTGATTTAGGAAGTGCTATTAAATGTACTCCAAAGTTTAGAATACCAATTGAAGGTCAATTTATTACTTTTGAAAATGGTTATATGAAATTAGAAGAATAAAAATAAAAGTAAAAATAAAAATATAATATAATATTTATCTATTTAGAACTGACAACTACTACATCCTCTTCCTCCACCATTCATAACAGTTCCCGGATTACTGATTTTTAGGTTATTGTGTGTAGCACAACCACTGGTAGATGTTCCAGCAGCACTACTACCATAACGACCGCTATCATTTCCAAAGTATTCTCCTGGAAGACGGATTGCTCCACCATGTTTAACTGAACGTTTGGATTTCTTGGAAGAACGTTTGGATTTCTTGGAAGAACGCTTAGATTTCTTGGAATAGTTGCGTTTTCCTAAAGAACCAACTGATTTAGCAACACCTCTGACTGTTTTTCTTGTTGCTCTTTTTGTTTTACGAACAGAACGACGAACGGTATTACTTGCTTTTTTCCCAGAACGTTTCATAGATTTTGATACGTATTTAAAACTTCTACGGACTGTATTACTTGCTTTTTTAGCAGAACGTTTTAATGTTCTTGTTGCACGTCTAGACGCACGTCTAACTGAATTAATAAGTTTCATAATTAATGTTGTTTTTATATTTTTATTATATTTTTATTATATTATTAGAAAATATTTAATAATTAATTTAAGAGTTTTATGAAATAAAGAAATATATATTCAAATAATTAAATAATTAAATAATTAAATAATCGAATAATTAAATCACTAAATAATTATCATGGAGACAACTAATGAGACAACCAAAGGCCCTTGTATCGGGATTGATTTAGGAACAACATATAGTGCAGTATCAATTTATCAGAATGGTAAAGCAGAAATTATTGCGAATGACCAAGGAAATAGGACTATGCCTTCATATGTTGCTTTTACCGAAAAAGAACGTTTGATTGGAGAAAGTGCTAAAAACCAAATTGGTTTTAATATAGATAATACGGTATTTGATGCTAAAAGATTAATTGGAAGACGTTTCAATGACCCAGATGTCCAACGTATTATGCAACATTTTTCATTTAAACTTACAGAAGGAGAATCTGGAACCAATAAAGGAAAATGTATGATTAATGTGGATTATTTAGGTGAAAAAAAGCAATTTTGTCCGGAAGAAATATCTGCAATGGTTCTAACTAAAATGAAGGAAACCGCCGAAACATATTTAGGTGAAAAAGTAAATAATGCAGTTATTACGGTTCCTGCTTATTTCAATGACGCTCAAAGGAACGCAACAAAAGACGCCGCAGTTATTGCTGGTTTAAATGTTCTTCGTATTATCAATGAACCTACTGCTGCTGCTATGGCCTATGGATTAGAAAAATCTGGAAAGGAAGATCAAAATATTTTAATTTTAGATACTGGTGGTGGAACTCACGATTTAACGGTTCTTAATATGGATTGTAGTGATGGTGGAAATGTTTTTTCTGTTAAATCTACATCCGGTGATGCTTTCCTTGGAGGGGAAGATTTTGATAATAAAATGGTTGAATTTTTAGTAGATGAATTTAAAAAGAAACATAATAAAGATATTAGTAAGAATAAACGAGCAATTCGTCGTATTAGAACTGCTGCTGAAAAAGTAAAAAGAACTCTGAGTGTTAATACAAATGCTTCTATTGAGATTGATAGTTTAGTAGATGGTATAGATTTTTATACAACATTTACCAGAGCAAATTTTGAACGTTTATGTATGCCATTATTTAAAAGATGTGTTGAACCGATTGACCAATTATTAAGAGATGCTAAAATGGATAAATCGGAAATAGATGAGATTGTCTTAGTTGGTGGTTCTACTCGTATTCCAAAAATCCAGCAATTAGTTAGTGAATATTTTAATGGGAAAACACTAAATAAATCAGTAAATCCAGATGAAGTTGTAGCGATGGGTGCTGCCATTCAAGCTGCTATTTTAGGAGGTCATGGAGATAGTAAAACCGGCGAGTGTTTATTAATTGATGTTTGTCCATTATCATTAGGATTAGAAACTGCTGGTGGAATTATGACACCTATGATTAAGAGAAATACTTCCATTCCTACTAAACATACTCAAGTATTTAGCACTTTTTCGGATAATCAACCTGGAATTCAAGTTCAAGTATATGAAGGTGAAAGAGCAATGACTCGTGATAATAATAAATTAGGACAATTTAATTTAGAAGGAATTCCACCTGCACCAAGAGGAATTCCTCAAATTGAAATTACATTTGAATTAGATGCGAATGGAATTTTAAATGTGAGTGCAGTTGATAAAGCAAATTCATCAAATACTAAAAAGATTGAAATTAAAAATGATACTGGTCATTTGACTAAAGAAGAAATTGAAAGATTAGTTTCTGAAGCAGAACAATACAAAGAAGCAGACGAAAAAGCAAAAGATTTAGTTAATAAAAAGAATCAATTGGATAGTTTAATTTATCAGACCAGTGATACTATTGAAAAAGATGAAGTTAAAAGTAAATTAACGGAAGATGAAATTACTATTATTACTGAAGCAGTAAAAGAACTCAGAAATAATGTAGATAATAATGGAAATGATGCTTCTATGGAAACATTAGAAGAATGGGAAAAAACTTTTACAAATACAATTAATCCAATTATGAGTAAATTATATGAAAATCAAGAAAATCAAAATCAGAATCAGAATTTTAGTAATGTAGAAGAGACTGCTGATACAAGTAATGGTCCAACTATTGAAGAAATTGATTAATGGATTATTTTTATTATTATTTATTATTATTTTTATTATTTTTATTATTTTTATTATTTTAATTTACATAAAATTGATTTCTTTAATAAATAATTTATCAAATAATAATTATTATATTTGAATTTATCTTTCTTGAAATACAATTCAAAATTAAAATGGAGGAAGACCAAGTTGTCCCAGATAATATTCAAAATTATAATAAAAATAATATTCAAAATTATAATAAAAATAATATTCAAAATTATAATAAAAATTATAATAAAAATTATAATAAAAATTATAATCAAATTGTTCCAGATATAAATAATAATAATGACATTAATGAAAATGAACCTGACGCAATATTAGATTTTATTGATGAAGGACTTGACTAATTTTATTTTGAAAATATTAATTCATAAAAATGGAAAAAATGGCAAAATTAACCAAAATTGAATTTTTATAATATAATATTATATTGTTTATTATGCTGAAGTCAATCATAACAAAATCCGGATTACCATCAGTTTTGTTATCCATTGTTCTAGTTTTACTCCTTGCTTCTTTTCTCTATCTCTTTGATAGTGTTGAATAAACCTTTATTCAACTATTCAATCATTATGGCGGCAATTCTGGCTTATCCGGAAAAATTGTCTCCCCATGAGTTAGCGAATTTAACAGACAACACTTATTTATGCGTTTTAGAGAGCCGCTTCCGTGGAAGTGGGAAAAAACTTCTACCATTCGTGGTGCGCTTCCGTAACTCTCTTTGTCGTGCGTTGGTTGTTCAAACGAATAACTTTGAGAAGGGGATTGACACTACCCATTCGTTTTCTAATGTTGTCCAAGCAAGGCAACTTCTTCTGAATTTCTTGGAAGACTTTC